CTTCCAAGCAAAGTCTTAGCGGCTGGCTCGACTACAGTATACATGGACTGTATTGCGCCACCAGGCGACCCCAACTGTTGAGTGTTATGAGCAGCATTCCACTCTGCTATTGGAACGTTCTGAACTGGAAAGGTCAATGTAAGCGTAATGTCTTCGCCATCTGTTGGATTCCACGTTATATCTATGGTCTTGATTCTAGCGGTAAAAGCGGCTGTCGCAGCTTGATAAGCAATCAAAGGATTACCGTTGCTATCTTCCAATACTCCAGCAAGACTTGGAGCGTTCACCATTATATAATCGCCAGCATACAGTATGTGCGTGCTTGCGTAAACGTAGTCGGGCTTTATCACGATATTTGGAATAGGGTGCTGGAAGAAGTTAATGCTCGTCCCAACAAAGCGTTTAATCTCTCCTTGGTCTACCACGTTAGAGAGCGGTTGGTTGGTCTGCTTCAATCCATATTCAGCAATGCTTCTTTGATTGTCTATAGGCAGAGCGACCACATCCGACCCCTGAAAACTCCCACCAGAAAGGACATAACTGTTGTTCATCACCAAATAGTCGTAGGTGAGGTCAATTGAAACTATGTTGTCGCCTTCTGAGAAGATGATAGTGTCTATAGGTAGATACCCATTTGTTACACCAAATTCCACATAGGCCATTGGAAATGCAAGACTAGCAGGAAGCGTTCCCGCAGGGTCGATTTGCGTGGCAAAGTCTCCTATAGTTACTCCCGTTCTATTGTTACCATTACCTAATTTACCATGAACAGGGTCAAAAAGCATTACCGTTGCGGTTGGTAGCTTGGGTGTGACAAACTCAGGATGAGGAATAGAAGGAAGGGGAGTCGGATAGTCTCCTATGTTCATTCTATACTCTGCGAGAAAAGGAGAACCTTGGCCAGCGTTGAACAGAGCAGATGTTACCAATCTATCTACCACAGCAGAGATAGACTGATACTGAATATTCATGTTGTCATTTACTACAGTAGGGTCAAAGTCAGTAAGGTAAGGCGGTTCTACACCTATGTTCATATTTCCCGACCCATCGTCGTTTATGTTGGCTAAATGAAGTGGAGGAAGATGCCCAGTAGAATAGGACTCTTGAAATGCGTTTACAAGGATGTCTGCCCAAATCATTCCAAAGTCCAATCCCAACGTCGGATTAAGATAAACCAAATAGGGATTGGTGTTGGGCTGAAGCGGCGGTGGACTCTTTCCTGCAATTTGGAAGAGTCTGGTCTGAAGCATATACCACAGACTGTTAATCTGAACAGAGGTAACAAGTCCGTCGTCTGCAACGTGATACGTTGGATTGGTGGTCATCCCTCTAAACTTGAGAGTATAAGTTCCGTCTGAGTTAACACGATAGAAGTAGACCTCTCTGGCTGAATCAATCTTCTGTATTCCACCAAGAGTGATAGTCGCGTTGTCTTCAGAAGGTGCTATGTTGCGTTGAAGTGTAATGTTTTTGATAGGAGAAAGATAGGTCGGACTAGGCAGGGTATTGATGTCTGAATTGTATGTGACCACATAGTTAATAGTGTTAGACATTATCCATACACCCCTCTCTGTCTCTGTGATGCTAGAAGAGTCTTGGCCAAAGCAGTCTCCACTTCTTGTCTCACTCTCGCCAAGTCTACGTTGCTTGTAGCATGAATGTGAATCTCAACATTTGGTGCGCCTACACCAATACCTGTCCCACCACTTGTCTCAGCTTTTGGAATTACAGTCTCACCAGCATGGAGCGTATATTGACCAGTTCTAGGAACATAGCCACCACTCTGCATCCCAGGTGCTGCAATATGAGGAGTCGTAGCCAATTGATATGCTCCAATTCCTAACGCGGCGATGCCACCAACAATTGGAATGGCTGCAAGTGCCATCTGTGCAGCACCTTCAGCAGATGACAAGGCTACAGCACCCAAAGCAATGTCAAACAAGTTCATAGAAGTCACAACGTCAGTAATAGACGAGGCGATTTTTGCAACATTTGAAGCTGTTGCTGTAACGTAATCATTCATGGCTACTGTCTCATTCTTCTTAGACTGAGTGTAAAGAGCACCAACATAACTTGCGGCTGTAGTCGCTCTTGTTGCCTGTTCCGAGCCTTTACCATAGATGTTGACGGCTGTTGCCTGCAAAGCAAGTGCTTGTGTGTATTTATTCTGAGTCTGAATGACGTTGATTTGAGCATTATACAAATTCACCAATTCATCAATGTTACCAGCCACTAGGTCTGCTGTGGCATTGAAAATGGTTCGCCAACTGTTTATAATAGTAGAAAAGTTTTTCACTCCCTGTATAGCAGTAGTTTCATTTGAAGTAAGACCGTGCAGTGCTTCAGAATACTCTTTAACCGATATAACATTTGCTTCAACGGCTTCGTTCAGAGCCGCTAAGTCTCCACTGAGAAGCAGAGCTTGTTTAGCTGCTTGCGCATTTTCCACAAGAGGATTAGGTTTCTCTTCCCTTGACATATCACTCTATAAGGCTACATCTCCCCTTTTAACCCTTTCGCCTGAGCCGCTTTCTTACGCTCCTTCTCAAGTCTCCTCTTCTCAGCCTCAATAGCGAAGTCATGAGCTAAAAGCAACTCTCTGACTTCAAGAGCACTCATCTGAAGAGCTTCCTCTCTAGGGATGCCCAACTGGTCTTGAAGGGTCTTCAGAATAGCATACTCGTTATACTTGCTGAGAACGGCCTTAGCTCTGTTTACTGTTTCTTGGTCTCTTCTTGTGGTAACACCTGTGAGGGTGAGTTCTTTAAGAGCGATAAAAAACTGGTTTCGTATCGGTTGAATCTGTTTATCTCAATCCATAGATGGAGACCTATTTCCCTATCTCCCTCTTCTATCGCTTCAACGGACTCGAACTTAGGTTTGACTGTTCCATAGAACACAGAAATAGCTTGCTTCCTTTCAAGGTCTTTGGCCGCTTCAATAAGTCCATCTACGAAAGCACCCTCTTTAAGACCAAAGCGTTTGATGGTGTAAGTCACGCCCCTAACCACTAGAGTCTTAGTCTTGGTAGTCATAGGCAGTAGAGGAGTAAGAGGCTATTTAAGTATTTACCTTATCTCTCTCGTTCCCTTTCCTCATTTCTGAGGTTCATGACTTCGCTGGCGGCGGTGCCATACACAACATTCTGGTAGGGATAGTCTCTCATTATTTCAGCAACAGTAGGCATAATCTCACCTCTTTCACTTGCGATTCTTCCCATCTCTCTGTAGAGGCTCATCCTTTCCTCATGGCCTTTCATACCATAGGCGATGGCTATACCCCACGTCACTATAAGTCCAAAGGTTCCGACCTCTATGAAGCCAAGTCCCAGTCCTGCCTCTATCCCAATAACGAAGGCTCCTAGCACTACCAGAGCAATTGCCGTCAGTCCCATTAACTTGTTGTCACTCATTTGTTTTTCATCTCCACTTCGTAGGGTAGTAAGCATGCCTTTATAAGCTTTCTTGCCGAAATCTTGAAATTCTATTATGGAGCAGGAGGAGCGTGAGACGCTACTGTAGCGTTAGTAGCAGTCCAAGGCAACTCTACAGCAACAAGGTCAGAAATTGGAACAGTGAGGTCTATCTTGGGCAACACTGCACCTGCGTAATCCAAGTAGAAAACAGTGCCAACAGCAGGGGTAGGTGGATAGTTGGCTCCAGCACCTTGAAGTCCAAGAATCAAACGAATAGTCTGTTGAGAGAGACCAGACGGAGTAGGAGGTGTCAACAGTTGTTCAGGGTCTAAATAAGGTGTGGTTCTAACAGCCGTATATTCATACGGCACATTTCTCTCATTCGGCACATCATTTATTGAAGCAAAGGTAGCTGTAAGAGTTCCTTCGGCCTTTCGTGTTAGAGTCGGCACGCTTCTGATAACGTCTGTCCCAAATTGAGGCACGCGGTATAGGTTGTTGGTAATAGTGCCAGTAAAGGTCAAAGCCTGCACCTGTGGTGTTCCAGACGGAATCTGAACGCTCTCTTGTGAGAAGAAGAAGGGCGTATTGAGAGGGTCAGCACTAAAGGTCACACCAACAGGAAGGCCAGCGACACCAGTGCCCCAAATAATATTTTGACACCAGTAGGTGATTGTAACTTCGAGTGCGTTGGCTGTCTTACCAGTAATCGTTACAGTGTTAGCCACTGCCCCTGTGATTGTGTAAGTGTTGGTTGTGTCAAAATCTTCGATAATGAAAGTGTGAGAGACCGTGCTGAGTCCGATGTTGTTAATATCGTCAAGCAGAAGAGCGATGTCTTGAGGCCAATAGGTAATACTGAAGTCTACATTCCTTACTCCTTTCAGAAGATAGGCAGGAAAGTCGGTGCTGCCATCCATTCTGTAGACTAGAATAGGTTGCTTATCTATTGTTGCCTTCATGCTTTGCACTGCCCCAACCCAATGGTATTGAACACTCGGCACTGCCGTCCCATAGGTTGCCTCTGGATACCAGCCCACTGCGGCTCTCCAGCCTGCGGCTATAGGTGAAAAGGTCGTTACCATACAAGGAGATTAGCGACTCCCGCCTATTTAAAGGTAACTCCAAGGCTACAGGACGCGACTCATCAGCCAGCCATCTTCGGTAGGCTCGGTGTAGTAACCAGGCAACATCATCTCTGTTTGATACCCCAGTCCTTCATAAAAGCGTATCGCGTCTACGTTGCTCTTTCTCACTTGAAGAGCGACCAGTGGAATGCCCTTCATGCGAAATATCCTCTGAACGTTCTGCATAAGCTCTTTGCCGATGCCTTCTCGCTTGTGCTCTGGAGCCACAGCCAGCGATATTATGATTCCTGCACGAACATGGTGAATCGTCTCTGCATGGCACATGACATAACCTACTACCTTATCATCTATTTTGGCCGCGAGAAACACATCCCAAAAGTAGTCGAGATGGAAGTTCCAAAACTGCAATTTATAATGTTCAGGCATACTTGCCTCATTGAGAGCGATGATAGCGTCCAAGTCCTTTCGTTGTGCCCGTTGAATTGAAAGACTCAATGTGTTTCACTCATTTCTGACCGCTTGATGAATTGACAACTCATGCAAAGCACCTGATAGCCAGGGGGATAGTTATGCTTCTTGAGCCACGAATAGAGTTTGCCTTGACCAATTTCTTTAAGATGTTTGTTTCCGCCACCATTGATATGGTCTATTGAGAGTGCCCGAATGTCTTTGGCAAGAGGGTCATTGGGTAGGTGTTTATGGAAAGGGTCATTACAATGAGGACTTGTAGCAGTAGGGTCAAAAACTTGAGTATAGTGGAGAAGAACTTCAAACTTAAGCCGAGCATACTTCTCACGCTCAAACTTAGTCTTTCGTCCTTGGTTCGCTTTATACCATATTTTCTTTTGTGTATGAACATGGTCACGATTCTTATAGTAATTCGTTTTGGCTCTTGCTCTACCACATAAAATACAAATGTAATCGTGCCGCTTCGCCCTTGAAGAAAGGAAATTTTGTTTCGTTAGAACAACACCACAAACATTACAAGTTTCCATAGGCATACCATAGGTTCGCCCACTATTTAAGCATTATGGAAAAGAATGCGTTCTTATCTTTAGGAGTATCCAAGCAATTCGACAAACTCCTCAAGATACTTTGTAGGTATTGTCTTTCCACTGGTGTAAGTTGTAGGCAACTTGGAGAGTAACTCTTCTTTAGTCAAAGGACTTGAGAGTAGGTCTCGTAGTGTAGTCTTACGAATAGCCTTAGAAAATTGAGTGCCCATAGCATCATAGAGATACTGTCTCTTCTCATCTATAGACCAATCACGTTTCATACCGCCTCTCAATGGGTAACTCTTCTTCTCCTTGGGCTTGCCTAACTTGAGGTTCTGATGGGTAAGAAAGAGAGCAGTGTCGGACTTGTCGGTGGTAATAACCAACCCCACACCAAAGGCTCGAAAAGCGGCCAATGCTTCAAAGAAAGCTAACTTCCTTTCTGGATGCTCCGCAAAGTAGTCCTTCAAGCTCTTCCACTTCTTGACAGTCCAATCGTAGAACCCTAGCCCTTCTAGGATGACAAAAGGCTCGTAGTTCTCCTTGTTGTTTGAGAGGTCTTTCAGTTGCTCCCAAATGCGGCCATCATGAATAGAGGCCAGAAAGTCCTTCAACTCCTTTCTCTCATACATCCTACTTTTCTCCACGCCCTGAACGACGGCATCGGTTCCCAACTCTTCAGCTTTCACCACCACAGTATCGGGCGGGAGCCACTCTTTCAGCGTCTCGTATTCCTGCTTATTGAGGTATAGAGTCAAGCAACCACACCTAACAATCGCAGAGGATAGAGCTTTGAATAGGGCACCATCCAAGTATCTTCTTTCAACTTAATGCCGTTGTAGTCGGTTCCTGCTTTGTGAGGTTCTCCTGCAAGAGCGAAATATTCATCTCTAGAAATGAAACCAATTATCCAGCCCAACTTCTTTTTCAAATTTATGCGCCCATGAATGTAGAAGTCACATTTTTGGTGATAGTAATCTTGGCATCTAGCATCCCAATCTAATGGAATTTCAATCATCCATGATGGAGTTCGCTCTGCCTTTACTTCTAGAAGACGACTCCTAAAGAGGACATCATGATTGTATGGAACACTACCTTTAGGACGCTCAACTGGCAAAAGATTAAGAATGCCCTCTTCTAAGATAAAGCCTTCCAACTTGGCTTCATCTGTCCCAATATAGCGAGTGTTCAAATGAACTTTGTCAGCTCGTTGTTTAGCCACTTCAAAGTAGTCTCTCGCATCAAATCCAAGAATATCTTCGGGAGCAAGTCTTGTTAACACATTCTATCCCCTTGTTCTCTGCCTTATTAAACTTTTTATCTGTGTCAGTGTGGTGTTGTAGTCCCAAACCACGCCCTTGTCGATAGCCTTGCCAAAGCAGTTCTCGCCCATAGGAATAGCGTGCTCAGTGACTCCCACTTGAGCTACCTCTTTCCCATCACAAAAGGCACACAGTCTGCTCTCCATCTTCGGCACATCACCCAACGGATTTGTTGTCGCTTTTCTACCCATACCACCCCCTATGTAGCACACTATATAAAGTTTACTCTCAATAGAACGTTTAAATAGTATGCTGAGAGAGGGGTAGGTATGGACAAGTCAAAGATACGAGAAAGACGAGACCCGAAGACAAAAGAATTGTTGGGCTACGTTGACGTTTCTGTGTTTCCGTTTATCGTCTATGATAAAGACATGAAGAGAGTGACTAAAGATGTCTGAAGGACACTCCTGTTACGCGAAGGCTCGTGAGATAGAGAAAAGGCTTCACATATTTCTTGGCTTGGACAGTCACGATATAATTTCGGAGATGTGTAAAGAATGGGGCGTTGCGAATGCCGACGAGTTCTTCATGCAGATGAGAGCTATGTCTGACGACGAACTTCGAGCCGCTATAGAGGACGCGAAGAGAAGGCTACGGAAGAAGAAAATCGGACTTAAAATATCAGACGAAATCTACCAAGAGGTGACAGCCTACGCCTGAGCGAACACCTTCAGAGGAAGAGGGAACGGTCATCCAAGCCAACCTACGAAGAAACATGGACAATTTGCTCCAGTGGGCGCAACTCAAGATGGTTTTCCGTCTGTTGAAAGATTCAACTAGGATAGACAAGGAGGCGTTGGCCTACGCTGACAATGCTTTAGACAGCATCTTTAACGCCATGTTAAGGGATGTGGTTCCAAAGGTCGGAAAGCGGCAGAAGACGCTTCTGGAAATGGCAGCCACAGATTTCAGCCCCGAAGTTGCCAAAGACCCCTTACTCAACCTCTTTATGGAGACCGACTACATCTACCACATCACCAGCCCCACTATCGAAGAGAAGGAGCACTCGATAGGAGACCTGCTCTACGCTCCACCAACTAGCAACCGCTTCACGCTAGTCGGAATCATAGGAAAAGACCCTACAAGTGGCGAGAACCAGCTTTGGGCCATCATAGACTCCAATCCAGTGACTGAACTCCAAGTCGTTGTTCCTGACTTTGTCGCATTCTGGAACAATGCAGAGGGAATGCCACCACCTTGTGCTTCTTTCGGAGTCTACAGAATCTGGTGCTTCCAATGCCATGAGTTCTTTACCTACGAGATGAATGCCACGCAGCAGCCAGACAACATATCCTGCACCAAGTGCAATGAGACTATCATCGAAAGAAGAAAAGAATGGTCTAGGAGTCTGGCTCTTCCACAAGCAGAAGGATTGTAATTCTTAATTAGAAAAGTTTAAATAGCAATCCCTTTCTATCTCTATTAGATGCCTTACAAAGACCCAAAAAATAGGAAATTGGAATGGAAGAGATGGATTGCAAATCCCATCAACAAAGAAAAGAAAAAAGACTACATGAAGGAATATCACCAAATTAATAGCGAAAAACTTAATGAGACTGCACGCAGATGGAGAGAGAGTCATCGTGAGGCCCAAAGCCTTTACAATAAAAAACGAAATTTGGAATATCGAATCGGAATAACTCTTGAAGAATTTGAGACAACATGGCAAAAACAAAATGGATTATGTGCTCTCTGTGGTCGAATCTTAAAAAGAACTCCTCATGGATACGCTTCCGACCACAACCATAAAACTGGTCGTTTTAGAGGTATTCTATGTCAACTTTGTAATACAAGACTTCATCTTTTTGAGGATGAGAAACTAAAGACAAAAATAGAGAGTTACTTAGCATCATCGTCTTCGTCGTCAGAACAAGTCTCAAGTATAGCGACCCAATCGAGAAACGTGATAGTGCCGTCTGCTTCCTTTCTGTAGTAGGGCGGTTCGCCAGATGAGAAGGGCAGCACCATAAGCTCGCCCGTCGCTTCTACCCCCTCTGGCGGGATGTCACAAATGAGGCCGTAGTAGACGACTTTAACATGTTTCATGATAATGCTTTAATACTCGTCAACCTATATAAAGATTAGTATGTCATAAATACTGATTATGAAGTTCTGTGTTCTTGAAACGTTTTACAAATTGACAATTCATGCAAAGCACCTGATAGCCAGTTGGATAGTTATTGGCTCGAAGCCATGTGTAGAATGCCCATCCCCCATGTTTATTTAACTTGCTTCTCTCTTTACCACCTTTTCCATTAATATGGTCTATCGAGAGAGCCAGAATGTTTGTATAGGGCTTTTCGTGCTCACCGAATGGGTTGACACATTGGGGTGGGTCTGTGCCAGAATAGTAGGAAAAGACATCATGTTTCAACTTACTCTTAGACCGCACAACTGCTTCTCTATTGTAGAGCCTAACCTTGGCTCGATTGGTAGAATAGTATTCTCTTTCCTTTAGCCTTATTTCTTCTCTATGCTTTACACGATAGCGTCTATTACGTTCTAACTTCTTAGCGTCATTCATTATTCTATAAAGGAATGAGGGACTATTTAAACCTTTATATAGGATTATCCCAATAATACATTGGTGATGTGTCCATAAGCACAGTTAATGAACGGTTGCTTAGAGGCTTGGAGCAAGAGTTCGACAAAATCAAAGAGAAGGAGCCAGCCAAGATGGACTTAGACCTTACCGACCCAGTCTCCTTTGTGGAGAAGTATGTGACTCTGCCTGAGAAAGCCCCGCCCGAACAGAAGACGTGGTTTGGAGAACGACCTTGGCTTCCAGAGCTTTACAGGGATGAGAGCCAAAGAATCATAATAGTCAAGGGCAGACAAATGGAAGTCTCCGAGTATGCTGTAAACATGCTGTTCTACTGGGGTGCCAAAAGACCTGGCAAGTATGTCTACGCCACGTCTTCAGGCAACAAGGCGAACATCTTCTCCAAAGACCGCTTCCAAAAGCAGTTGCACCGAAGCCCGATACTCAAACCCCTTACCAGAGAAGAAGCAGTAACACGAGTCCTCTATTGCAATTCAGAGATTTACTTTATGACTGCCTTTGAAGACACGAAGACTCTGAGAAGCATTGACGCAGACGCAATAATTTTGGACGAGTTCCAAGACTACCGTGCCAACGCCATCCCAATTGCAGAAGAAGGTTTGCGACACAGTGCGTTTAAACGGCTGTGGGTAATCGGAACGCCGCTTCTTACTGGAACCAATTTCTCCGACCTCTTCGATAAGAGCATCAAGAAGGAGTGGAACAAAGAATCGCAAACATGGACTGCCACCAATCCAGAAGCAGGTAGGATGTGGTCGGGCTATCATATTAGCCAAGAAATGGCTGTCGGTGTTTGGATTTCACCAGAGGACTTTGAGTATGCTAGAAAGAGCAAACCAAGACAGGAGTTCATGAACGAGGTCTTGGGACTGTTCTACTCTGGCCTTGGCAGGCCGACTGATTACGCCTACATGAGAACTCTCTTCAGTCCTCTTTTGCATAAAGGAGAGTTCGACAAGAACGACCTTCTACTGGCTGGCGTGGACTGGGGCGTTTCAAAAGCCAACACCGTATTCTTCATGATACGACCCAGACTCCTAGAACTGCCTGACATCTACACAATAGACGTTCTTTATGTAGAGAAGATAGACGACCCAGACATCACCCATCAGATTGATAGAGTCGGCGCACTGTTGACTACTTTTCCCGTCTCTCTATGTGCTTGCGACTATGGTTCTGGATTTGTCCAGAATCAGGAACTCTACAAGCGGTTCGCCAACCGCATCCTAAGCGTAAAGCTAGGCTCAGGAAAGGCAGGCAAACCTATATCTCTAGAACCAACTCAGTTTGGAAGTATGGCCCAAGTCAATAGAACGTGGGCACTCGACACGGCTATGGACTACGTTACCAAACCAACTAGATTCCGTTTCTACGAAGAAGCAGACGAAGCAGCAAGAGACTGGATAATCCACGACTTCTTAGCCGAATACCCAGATACCAGTGACGCAACAGGCACCAAGATTTGGGCGCACAACCCAGATACCACAGACGATTCTCTTATGGCCTTCGTCAACGCAATGGTGGCCTTCTACATCCGCAAAGGGCAGATAATTCCAGATAACGTTTCTGACATGGTTTCCTTTGTCTAAGTTAGCTTTAAATACTGGGAAGACTAACTATACATAGCATGGCAACGCCTACGGATACGGTTCCTGCTCAACCAGTCCCTGAACCAGACGACCCAGAAGGAGCCGTCGTTGAGACGGTTGGAGACGTTTCTCCTTGGAAAACTATTGATATAGCTCTAGACGGATGGGAATATCATATCTGGGATAAGTGGTTAGGTAACGACGCGAAGAAAGCAGACCTTTTGCTTGATGTTTTGCACCAATACGACCCTACCGCAACCATGACAATCGAGAAATCAAAGAGCGTTCCAGGCTCCGCAGACGATGTTGTTGTTTTCAGGTTCTCCCTCTTTGGAGACCCAGACGGCGTTTCAGAGGCAATTACAGCTATACAGAACCAGTTCTTCGCTGCGGCTGAGAACTATAAGGTCTACGCTGGAAGAGCCTACGTCGTTGTCACTTACGCAGACGGTTCAGATGAGATTGCAGACATTCCAACCAAAGAAGGAACAGACATAGACGATGCGTTGCGTATGTCGATAGACGCGACCTACAAGCAGCTAGGCAGTAAAGGAGAAGAGGAGGAACTATTTGGACGCAAACCAAAAGAACCTTGGCCTTATGCTCATGAGTGTCCCTATGGATGTGGTTGGAAGTATACAAGTGAAACAAGTCCTTATGACTTTCAGACTCATTTGATAGAGGCGCATCCAAACGAACCAGCTACACAAGAGTTCCTCAAAAAGCCAAAGGCGAAGCGTCCCACTGAACCAGACGCAACACAACCAGTTGCTCAACCAACCATACCTAAAGGTGTTGCTCCATCTGAGCCAATACCCGAATCTACATGGGGAAACGTGCAAGAGATTTGTGAGAATCATGGAACAGATTTCGCTTCCCATACTACCGAAGAACTTGACGAAGATTGGACAGAAGGGGGGTTTAGAGAAGAAGAGGAAGATTACAAACCAGCTTGGACACCTGACTATCAAGCGGTTCCGAAGGCTATGATGGAGGCACCTGACTTAGCCTCTCTTGAAGCCGACATACTGGCGTATGAGGAAGAACTAAGTAGCCTTATTGACAAGGTTCTTGACATTACAGCACGCACACCAGACCCCGACGCAATAAAAGAGGTCAGCGACATAGCTGAGAGACGGGTGAAGGAGATTGTCAAATGGGCGACTGACGCAAGCCAAGATGTTATGCAAAAAATGGAAGGGATTCCAGTTACAGACCCTGAGACTCAAGATGTGCTACAAGCCTTGCAAGACGTAATCGAGCACGGGACTAAGATACGAATGCTCCTTGTCGAAGCCAACGTGCGTGCTGACGCAAGTTAGACTTTCTAAAGGCGAATATTTAAATAACATAGAAGCATAGGGTGTGCTATCAATGCCAAATCAAAGCTGTTACTGTGGCTGGCAAATGGTTTCTTTGTCCGTTTGCAAACTCCGTTGTCCTAATTGTGGGACGCTGCTCGATTGTAGTGATGAAGTTACCCTTCCAATAGGAGCCTAATCCTTATATAGTAAGGATTCCATCCTTCTCCTGTGGAAGACGCTACACCCGCGAGTGAGGAGCAGGTTCTAGCCGTGATGCAGAATCTGTTCAATACCCAGTATGGACTCGAAAAGGAAGACCGAGAGATAGTGGCCCGTCTGATGCACTACGGAAAGGACATGGGCGGATTATCTGATAAGGAGATAGCACAGCTTAAGAAGTGCAATCTGATGGATACAGACGGCAAGTTCATGATAGAGAAGTCCTTTTACTTTAGAGGGCTGGTCATTCCAGCATACTGGCTGAAGTGTCTGATGGCTCTTCATGGGATGATAGCGTTTACCGTTCCCAAGGTGGAAAATCCAAATGAAATTAAGACCAAATGACATTGTTGCCGCAGTATCGGTTGCTTGTCTTCTCGCAACTGCAATCTCTTTCATATTGGCAGGCCAAATTCTTCTGTCCCTATACACCTTTGGTGCAGGAGCTATCATTGTTATAGCAGTAAACCGCTACGAGAACAGGATATACAGAAAGGGCGGAACCCTCAGTTGGCTCGACTGGATGCAAGTCCGAGACATGATGGCAACCGCCCACAACAGAGAAGCCATAAACTTCATACTTGCCAAAGCCTACAATATGGACGAGAAGCAAGTGATGGCCCTCAGTCCAGAAGACCTAGACGTTCTGTTGCAGAAGCTCAAGACAAAGGGTGGGCCACGATGACATGGGTGCCAGACGACTATGCAAAGGACTTGGAAGGCTTGGACTTGAGCTTATACGTCTTCGTCAAGTGTCTCGTATGCCAGTCAGTCTACAGGTGGGGAATCTATGGATTTAGAGAAGGAGCCGTCCACTGCCCAATCTGTGGAGCCACCACTTGGAACCCAACGCTCGTAGACAAGACCACCTACTTACGCTATCTCCAAAGGATGGGAAGCATCAAGAACTCTGTAGAAAAGCAGAAGAGACTCTGGGATTTCCGTAGGCAAGAGGAAGAGTATGGACGACGCTGAGAGTCGTTATCTAAAGCTAAAGAGCAATGCTCTCTTCAGTCGTGAGAAAGACAACTACCACTCCTGCTACAGCCGCTACGAAGATACAAACTGGTGTAGAGAGGGTTGGCGGAAGATATTCTGGGAGAATAGCTCCTAGCAATGTTGCTGCTGCGGTTACAACGCCTATAACCAGAGCAAGAACTGGCTTGCTCACCGAAAGGATTGTGGTCATAGTTTCTTCTTAGCCTTTGCTGCCTTATAAAGATTTGCGGGAAGAGTCAATTCTGCAAGTGCCCTTCGTGCAGCTATAGGTTCCAAGTAGACAGCTTCGGCCAAGTCCAGATAGTTCTTAGCATCGTCCCATGTGTCCTGATAAGCCTCATTAGAAGGAGACTTGTTCTGACGCAAAAGGTTCACCATCCTGTCTATCTTCATGACTACCATGAAGAGAGCGTAGGCAAGAGCTGGCTCTTGCTCCCAAAGCTCGTGAATCCGAAGAGTCTTCACCGTCTGACCAAGCCGTTTGAAATTGGCCAAAACGTCTTCATCGGCATAGTCGGCCCTCTTCTTCTCCATCAGAGCCAAACGCCTTTCCAGAGACTCTATCAACCCTAGTTCGTAGGTTTTGGCTTTCATTGTCTCGCCATGTTTATCGACGTGATGAACTCATCAACTGTAGTGTAGATTGCTGTCGCGTAATATACCAACCAAGGATGCCCCATCTTGCTTCTATCCTCTATTATGAGATAGACAGGACGATGAAGGACACGACTAGCGTAAAAGACTTCCATCGGCGTTCCGACAGAAATCTTATCGGTAAAGAAGGCCAGCACACCGTCTGCGCCCCGTATGGCCTTAAGGTCTCGTTCCACCACTTCCTTTGGAATGCTTGGCTTGAGACCCCACGATGCAATCCACTTCTGTCTTTCATCCCTGTCTTTGAACGTTCTGTCCTTGGCCAACTTGTCGAACTGTGCAATATCGAGCCTGCCCTTCACGTCGTAGAAGGGGTTGACCAAGTTCAGCCCCGTCGCTGCCTCTATCCGTTTCTCCTCTTCGCGGAGTCTGAGCCTATCGCCAAAGGGATGTGCCATGTAAAGAGAACGAATGTTTCTCATGTCTTGAGGGTCTGCACCTTAGTTTATAAAGATTTCTCTCATAACAATCTTTATATAGTTGACAACCCATACCTTTGGTATGATTAAAGAGTGGAAGAAGTTGCAACCTGTTGCTAAATCCTGCACGCGGATTGCTCAGATTAACGCTGACCTCATAAGGCAGATTCTGCCGAGTGCTACTGCTAAAACCATAATCAGAGGAAAGTGGACATTTGACGCAGAGAAGAAGGTCTTGATTCTGGAAGTCAAAGAGACGGCGGAGTAAATGGCCGAAGAAAGAAAGGCGCAAAGCAGGACGTTGTTCATCCCAATCGAGGACTTAGACCTAAATACCCCTGAAGGGCAGGACGAACTTCTCAGAAGAATGGAGGTTCTGCTGGCGACGAAAGACCACAACAACCTAGACCTTCGAGCCTTCACTGCTCTAAAGGATACTGTAAAGGCTAAAACTGACCTCAACGTTCTCAAGCTATTCACAGCTATGCGAAGGGAGTTAGACGAGTTTAAGCAGAAGCATTCGAGTTAGGCTTCGTTCAGGAACGGCACACCAGTTTCATCTTTCTCTTCAACATCAACTTCTTCTACATCTGGCTGGCCACCGTGCTTATCGCTTTCGTAGGTAGAACCTAGTTCACCTTGAACCTCTGGTTCCTGAATTAGTTTATCGCCTTCTGGACTTGTGACGTAGCCGCCGTATTCTGTCTCTAAGACCAATCCTTGTTCAATCAGTCCCTTAAGAACTGGCTCAACCTTGGGCGTTCCTTCCTCTACAGCCTTCATCACTGCCTCATGGAGTTTGTCGTCCTTGGCTGCAATCTCGAAAGCAATGTCAGCAAGACTGGCAGGTGCGCCATACTCCGAGAGGTAATGAGAAACTTGAAAAAGAACTTCGGCTTCCAACGCCGACTGGTCTTCCGTCTCTGGAGCCTCTACTGGCCCATCTCCAACTGCTTCTACTGGCTCTTCTACTGGTTCAACACTTGGAATTTCAGCCCCCTCAACTGGTTCAGACATAAGACATACT